CTTCTTGCAAGATAGCAAAGCCATCTTCTTGCAAAAGATCGCCAAACACACGGGCATCGCCAAGCGTACACATAAAACGATACGCCCTGATGCCAAGACCTCGAATCATATTCCTACACCCGCAATGACTTCAAAGGCGTTAGCCGTGTCAGATTTAATCCACATATTTGGAGGCAAGGTAAAAACCTCTACTGACTGCGGAAACATCCCAATCACGTTCTGTGAGGGGCTTCCAGCTGTGGGGGCTGTGACAGTGCCAACAGCAACAGCTGCACCAGTTGGGTCAGCAGGCTTATATCCAAAATACGCTGTAGTGGTTGCCAAATTTCGGATGCGATACGAAATAGCGTTGGCGTTATCTTGTGTCTTAATTTGAACATCAGACGTTGTTACAAGATAAGTCTGACCTCTAGGGGTAAATGCGTTCACAGTTGACATTTGTAATCCTCGATAGGTTTGTCAAATTATAGGCTCATAAAAAGAAAAAGCCACCCCTTTTGAGGGCAGCCTTTTCTATTGTTTCAAGCCATTTTTAAGGCAAGAAAGTCAGGTCGTAACCGTAGATAAACACATCAGCGGTTGCCGCTGCGCCTTGGGCTGTGGTGCAACGAATATACAGGGGAGTGCCTGTAACTGAGTTGGTAGAGGTTGCCGCCGTCACAACTACTGCGGTAGTCGAGTTGTTACCCGACAGTGCATAAGCTGATTTAACTGTTGTTCCTGTTGCGCCTGCGCCTGTGTACACAGCCAATTGTGCAGTGGTCAAGCTGGTGCTTGCATTTGCAACAATGATGCTCTGAACACTGACGTTACCAGCCACCAAAACGGGGGCAATGGTATCTGCGACTGCGTTAAGGTTGACACCTTGAGCAGAAGCAATCAAGCGTAAAGCCTGGTTAGAAGCCAAATTACTTGGGTGATTGGTGACCGTGGTCGCTGCGCCTGGATTAGCCATGATGCGTTTCCTTTCTTAGTTAATTAAGCTGCAACTCGGCAAGCGAGTTCAGGGTACAAGGGAGCCCAACCGTACAACACATCAACCCGTGTCGGGATTGAATCGTTATTGATTGTATATTGGCGAATCACACGCATGGACAAGCCAAGCTCTTTGTCACTTGCGCGACCAGCAAAGACCACCCCGTCAGGCAGCTCAAGATCTGCCGTTGCCAAGCAAAATGCATTTTTATGCATGACAATGTTTTGCGGAGAAGTAGTGCCAGAGTTGTTGAATGGCGTTACAACAGCAGTTGCGCTAGTAGAAGTCACAGTCACGTTTTGGAACTGACCACCAGTGATGACAGCTGGGCTGACAGTCACAGCAGTAGTGCCAGAAGTGGCAACAGTCACATCAGCGGTCACGACAAAGTTACGCAGTTTGCCCGAACCGTAAGCAGAACGGTTTTGTGGGTTAACAGCGTAGATGCCAGCGATCTGGATGATGTCACCTTGCTTCAGGCCAGCGGTTGCTGTGGTAGCAGTCAATGCGATGGTGGAGGTTTGAGCCCAACCAGTTGCCAAGAAGCCAGTAGCGGTGGTGGTAGCGCAAGCCAATGTAGCAGTAGCGTAAGAACCAAATGTTTGGTTCACAACGTTCTGATCCATTTTCCAGTTCATGCCAGCAGAGTCACGGCCCATCATGCCTTTTTGGTATTGCTTGCCGATCACATCGGAAGGAACAAACAAACCCTTCAGGCTGTCTACAATGGTTGCACCAGTAAAAGGCTCAACGATACATGAACGGCGACCATCGCGGGGTGCGCCTTCAGCATCCAGATATGCACCAGCGGTCAAGTAGGTAAGCAAGGATGTAGGAGGCGAGCCAGCTGTACCAACGATGTTGGCGGTGCTGTTCTTAGCCATTGTCAGACCGTCAAAGTCAATCTTGTTAGCCACAGCTGCGACAGCTGGCTTCAAAACTCGATTAGAGAATTGGTCAAGAGACAATGTAAGGTCAGAGGTGGTGAACTGAGTGTCAACGTGGAACTGAGTGCTCAAGGTCACTGGAACGCTTGTCTCGTTAAAATCTTCAACGTTCAAAGCAGGGCCAGTAGTACCGATGAAACGACCAGGACGGCGAACGTTCAGCGTGTTACCGATCTTTGCGCCAGAAACGGCGAATTGATCATCATAGTTGCGCTCGACCTCGCTCGAAAAGGTCAATTCGTTTTCCAAGACCATCAATGCTTCATTGGTGATCATGGAGATGGTAAGCAGGTTATTGCTCATTTTATTTCCTTAAAAAGAATGGGTTTAGCGGATTCGCCCTGCCATGCGTGCGGCTTTATAGGCTTGGTAAGACCCTTCAAATTTACCATCGCTGGTAAGGGGTACATCCCTGCCGTTTGCCGCCGACCTGATAGGATTAATCGGCGCTGGTGCTTTACTTCTACCAACAACAGTCTTTGTCTGAGGCTCGGTCTTTTCAAACTGCGCCTCCAATTTCCCAATTGTTCTCAATGCGGTTGTGAGTGTCATGCCTTGCAGTTTTTCGGCAATTTCGGGATTCTCAGCAAGGTGGTACAGGAGTTGAGGCCCAACATCTGATTCAAAGATTGCATCACGAATTTCGTTGCTGACAGTAACGTCAGCCGATCCAACCATTTCCTCAAAGTCTGGTATCTCAGATTTCGCAGACTGAACCCGCTTAGTCCAAGTGTTAATCACTTCTTGGCGTTGCGCTTCAATCTTTGCCTGTTCTACTTTTTGCTTTTCTTCACCTAATCGCTGATCCACTTTATAGTCCGTTAATGCTTTCGCATATTCGTACATATCAGTGAACTGCTCTGGTCGGGGTTCTTCAGTAGATTGAGCCTTTTGAGGCTGTGATCTGCTTTCTAGTTCCCTGACCTTGGCTTCCAAAGATTCCCTTGCTTCGCGTTCTTTTTGGGCTTCTGCCCTAGCTTCTTCACGTTGCTTGGTTATCTTCTCAAACCGAATTTCCAACTTGGGATTTCGTTTTCGATCCTCTGTTGTTGTCGCTTCTTCTGACGCTTCAACTGGTTCACTCTGCTCATTATTAACCTGTGGCGGCTCTGCAACTGGTGCAGCCTCGCTAGGCTTTGAATCAGCTAAACCCATTCTTTTAGCGTTAAATTCAGCTAAATTTTCACTGGTAACCACGTTAGCGGCTACCTTTGGTTGCACTTGTGATGCTTCCTGAACTTCTGACATAGGTTGCCCTAAGAATTTACCCCATGTACCTCATGGGTAAGGTTTGGGTAATTATTTACCCTAATTTCTAGTTTGTCAATTATTGTTGCATTGGCTGTGTAAATGGACTAGCACCCTGGCTAATATCTTCCGCTGCTGTCACCGCATATTGTTGCTGTTCAGCATTAAGTCGGTCAATCTCAGCCAATAATTGATTAGGCGACATTCGTGCAATAAGCATTTTGACCAAGGCATCAATCTCAGTTTTGTTTTGGCTAGTGATACTGCGAGTGTTTTGATCGTTGACCTTGACCTCTGCCATTGTTTCAGTGTTGTGCGCCTTGGCGGTAACTTCCATTAGTTTTCGTTTAGTTGCGCCTTCTTCACGAATCTGAGCTACTTGCGCCCTGTTATTGATCTCCAAGCCAGCCGCTTGCAATTGCTGTTGCAGCTGCTCAATGGCCTGCTGGGACTGAGCCAAGCGCATTTGAATTTCAGGTGGAATATCTGATTTCTGGTCAATATTTGCCATTGGGTTCATCGCGGCAAGGCGGTCTGCAATTACATCAGCGCCAGGGAAATCCATATTTCTGAAAACCAAATCGCCTGCAACGTTAAACAATTCAGGGTTGCCCGTCATTAGCGGCATCATGCTTTCTACAGCCTGTTGACGCTTTGTTTGGAAGCCTGGGCCTGTGTCCATCACCACATCGTATTCACCAACGGTCACATCATTCAGCACTTCGCCGATCTCATTCTGCTCATTGATGGTGGTCATGTCGGGCTGACCGTCTGATCCAATAATCCGCATCACGCGCTGTGTGTCGTAAATCTTAGGGATTAGATCCAAGATGATTTTTCCCGTGTGCCTAATGGAACGGGTTAAATTGTCGTAGTAATGGAAATTTGACAGGTCAACTTGATTCTGTTGGCCTTGTAACGCCTTGCCTGAGATGTTTCCGCTTGGCAATTGGTTAGGGTCAAGCACACCCAAAACCATCTGCAAGTCAGCGGAAATAGCGCCAGCGGCTTCCATGATGCCCATCGGTGGCGGCTCTGGTTGCAGTCTCACTGGCGCTGGCGCTGGAACACCCTCAATGTCTTTTTGCTTGTATCGCAAGACGGGGCTTGACTTAATGTTGGCTTGCGCCCATTCGTTTTCGTGACCCTCGTCTTGACCTTCAGCAAGCAACCACTTAGCCTTTGGAGCCAAGGCTACGCTTTCGGTCATGCTAGTGCGCCAGAAGTTATACATCCGTTGTGGGTCTTTAGCAAACCGCA